TATAAGGGAGGCGTAATAACCTCCCTTTTCACTTATAAAAATTTTTAACAATGCCTTGCGCACTTACTTCAGGTTATACATTAGACTGTAAAGACAGCTCCGGCGGTATAGTAGAGGTTTATTTTATAGAGAAAGGTAATGTAACCTCTATTGTTGATGCCAGCGGGGTTGTAACAGGAATTACAAAAGCAGCCGGAAAAAGATTTTGGAAATACGAATTACCAAAAGAAACTGGAGCACTTACAGAAACTTTAACAGGTAACGTACAAAACGGAACGGTATTTTACGCTTCAGAGGTTAAAGTAGTAGTTAATAAGTTGGTTGTTGCAGTCCGCAATGAAATCAAATTGTTAGCTCAAAATACCCTTATCGCCGTTGCTAAAGATAACAATGGCAAATATTGGTTAGTGGGTAGAAGAAACGGAATTGATTTGACAACCGGAACTATGGGCACTGGAACTGCATTCGGAGACCGTAGCGGATTTGATTTGACTTTTGCAGGTAGCGAACCCGAACCAATGGTTGAAGTTAATAGCAGCGTTGCTTCGGCCCTTGAAACTGCTGGATAGGTTTATTTTTGTTTGTTTGGTTTAAATGTGTGCCCTGCCCTTATTCTTTTGGGCGGGGTTTTTGTTTATCGGTATTTATAAATAGATATGTTTAAATTTGTAAAAGGAACTACGGCGACAATTATCTGCACTCTGAAAGAAAAGCAGACTATTGAAAGCCCTTATTATTTATTTGTTTTTACGAACAGGGGAACGAATGATGTGGTTACTTTTATCAAAGGCTATTTACTTGATGTATCGACGAATAAAGAAAGGTGGAATGAATTTACCATTCCGGTAAATACTCATTTCGGGAACTATAAAGAAGGGTGGTGGCGTTACGATATTTATGAGCAAACAAGCTCAACGAATGTAAACCCGGCGGGGTTGGCATTACTTGAAAGCGGATTGATGTTTTTAGATGACAACACGAACATAAGCTACACGCAATATTCACAGGACGTTAAATTTAAAATGTACGATGCATCCTAATATAAGTTTTATAAAGTTCGCAGATGTAAAGCTGCCAGAAATGGTTGAGCTTCCCGGCAAAGGTTACGTGCAATTTGGTGAGGATAATCTTTACCCTAATATGCTTTTGGAAAAGCTGAATAAAAGCAGTAAGCATAACGGGATTGTTTTGGGAAAGGTCAATTACATTATTGGCAATGGCATATCGTATAAAGACAACAGCGGGCAGGAGTTGGTACCAAATAAGAACGAAACGATAAATGATTTACTCAAAAAGGTTTCAACAGATATTGAGATTTTTGGTGGTGTGTATCTTGAGCTGCATTATAACGCTCTGGGCAATGTTGGTGCGGTTTATCATATTCCTTACCATAAGGTGCGCACGAATAAGGATAACACTCAATATTTTATTAAAGACTGGACGCAATCAACACGGACGCAGCCGGAGATTGTAGCGGCGTACAACCCGGCGGTAAAAGAAGGTAAGCAGATTATATGCTATAAGGAATACAGACCGGGATTAGAGTCTTATTCCTATCCGGGTTATATTGGTGCGCTCAACTGGATAGAGATTGATATAGAGCTTTCTAAGTACCATTTAAGCACTATTAAAAATGGTATGTTTAGCAGCAAGCTTATTAACTTCAATGAAGGTAAGCCTTCGCCGGAAGAGCAGCAGGTAGTTGAGACCAAATTCAAAAAGAAATTCACGGGAAGTGAAAATGCGGGCGGAATTGTTTTGTCGTTTAGCGATGACCCTGCAAAAGCCCCGACCGTTTTAGATTTATCCAATACCGACCTTGACAAACATTTCGACATTCTGAATAAGACAACCGAACAGCAGATATTTGTAGGGCATCAAATTACAAGCCCAATTTTGTTTGGTATTAAGTCTGAGGGGCAATTAGGCGGGCGGACTGAGATGCGTGACAGCTTCGAAATCTTTAAAACGACCTACGTAAACGATAAACAAAGGGCGTTAGAAACTTTGTTTACTGAGATTAGCGATTTATTCGGAATGCAGGGCGAAATGGTGATTGCTCCGATTGAGCCTATTGCCTTTGAATTTAGTGAAGCTACAATAAAAGAATTTGCTCCTAAGGCATGGATACTTGAAAAACTGGGTATTGATTTGGCAAAGTATCCGGAAGCCGTGCAACCCGCTGGACAGCAGGTAGCAGCGCAACCGTCCGCAACCGTTAATGAGAATCTGAAAAACCTTACCGGGCGGCAATGGCAGGGCGTTAATCGGATTATCCGCAATTTTGAGAAAGGCAGAATTAATAAAGAGCAGGCGAAACTACTTTTAAAATCTTCATTGGGATTAAGCGATGAAGAGATTAATGTAATGCTTTCCATAGATAACGATATGGAGTTTAGCGCACAGGATAATGATGAATTATTACTTGCTGAATTTGCAGCGCATGGGGAGAGTAAAGATAATTACAATGTAATTGCATCCCGCCCCCGTTTCAACTTTCAGGAAGAGCTTACACAAAAGGAGGTTAATATTTTAGATCTTATAAAAAAGGATAAAAGGATTACTCCCGAAGTAATTGCAAAGGCTTTGAAAATGCCTGTTGATGAGGTTGCGGATATTATTGAGAGCCTTGCAGAAGGTGGGTTAATAGTTGCAGCCGTTAAAAAGATAGGCGTTGATGAAATCATTGAGCGCACCATGCCCGATCCTTTGAGTGAGCTTACCGATAAAAAACCCCGCACCTATGAGCAAAAAATAATGTATAGTTATGAAGGTCCCGAAGACAGCCGTAACCGTGATTTTTGCCGCAGACTTTTAGGGTTAAAAAAATTCTTTTCCCGTGCTGATATTGAAACAATGAGCATGAGATTAGGTTACAGCGTTTGGGATAGGCGTGGCGGTTGGTGGACTAAGCCCGATGGTGAGCGGTCGCCATCATGCCGCCATCGCTGGGTGCAAAATTTCGTTATTCGTAAAAAATAAAAAATGAGAGATACTTTATTTATAAGCCCTGAAAATATTTATGAGCGGACGCAAATTCACTCCAATATTGATAGCAAAATGATCGTGCCTGAAATAAAGGTTTGTCAGGATATGTATATTTTGCCCTTATTAGGCTCAGGACTTTACGAACGCTTGCAGGTTGGTATCGAAGACAATAATCTAACAGCAGACGAAATAACGCTCCTAAAAAGCTATGTAAGGGATTGCCTTATTTATTACGTAGTGGCGGAGCTTACCGATACTTTAACCCATCAATATTGGAATAAAGGTGTTTTGAAAAAGACGAACGAGGGGAGCGAAAATGTAAGCATGAGCGAACTTATTGACTTAAAGAATAAGTTCAAAAGCCGTGCGGAATATTACGGTCAAAGGTTGGTCAAGTATTTAGTTGAGGAAAGCAATAACGCAAAGTTCCCTTTATATATCAATCCCGGCAGCCGTGCCGATACGGTAGTTCCTAAGCGTGACGCATACTTTCCCGGTATTTATTTAGGTATGCCTTACGATGAATTTAAGAACTGTGACGACTGTCAAAAACCGTTTAAAAATGTATAGTAAAAAGACTATTAAAAAATTAAAAGATTATTTCGCAAAGCATGACCAGAAACCAAATAGCAATACAACTAAAAAAGATAGCAACCGACCACCGGCAGGTAAGGACGGCAAAGGTCGTAAATGCTGACTACTTCCTGCATAACGAGGTGAAGGATGTTACCTATCCGGCGGTGTTCATGACAATGGGCAATAGTACAACGGAGGGTAAAATCAAAACCCATACGGTGCTTGTAACGGTTGCGGATATTGTGCTTCATACAACGGAGCTGGAGGTGCAAAGCGATATGGAGCAGGTGGCGAATGATTTGTTAGGTCAAATAGGATGGGAAAAACAGCCGTGGCGGTTTACCCGATCCACAACCTTTGAATTTTTTGAGGATAAATTTGAGGACATTGTGGCGGGGGTTACATTCAGTATTGATTTGGAAGTGCCGTTCCTTTACGATGTTTGCGACTTACCGAGCAATTACGAGCTACCTGAGAATGACACGATATTTATAAACCCAAGTCGAATGAGTAAAATAATTGATTTCATAGTTGGTGCTGGCGAGCCGATGGAGCAAGACGACACTGACTTTACAAATAATAGCCTTGTTGTACCACCTTTGGTATTTATAGATGGGTTAATTTTGACATATCAAGTAAGGAGTGACAGGCGTTACATTTCATTTAATTCAGGAACTAAAACAATTACAATCCATGGCGGCGTTAATGAAGGCGAGAATGTGCAAATTTATATTTAGTGCATTATTACTTTGCGCATCATTTGCAGGCAAAGGGCAAACAGTAGACGGCAAACTTTATACGATATTCAACAACTGGTATCAATGGAGCGGGGGCAAGTTTAATACTAACTTAAATATCCCGAAGGTTACAGCCACTACTGGACGTGATACTGGCGGCATTCGTTACAACCTTGCAGACAGCTCGATGTATATTTGGACTGGTAGCCAGTGGCGAAAGGTTGGCGACGGCGGCGCAATTCCAACCTTGCAGCAGGTTACAACGGCGGGGAATAAAACAACAAATAATATCGAGCTTTATTCTGGTGGTCTTATTAGAGTATGGAATGATACTGTAAATGGAACATTATCTTCTTCTTTATATGAAGATGGAAGTATTTATGTTAAAGAAACTATTACATTAGGATGCTCATCTAATAATTTTACAACTCAATTACAAAATAATTTAATAACAACAAATAGAAGCATTGATTTACCCGATTCATCTGGCACATTAACTCAACGTGTAAAAGTAAACGGAACTACCTACAATACGGATGATAATGGAGTAGTTGACTTAGGGACTATCTCAAGCGATACAACTTCATTAAGCAACCGTATAAATGAGCGGGTAAAATATACCGACACGGCGGCAATGCTAAGCCCTTACCTTCGCTCAAATGTGGCGGCTGCAACATATCAACCTATTGGCAATTACGACACTGCCACCGTAGTCAAAGCCTACGTAACCAACGCCGAATCGGTTACGATTACAAAGGGTCAGGTGGTTTATATTTTTGGGGCAAGTGGTGACAGGGCAAGCGTAAAACTTGCAAAGAATACAAGCGACACTTTCAGCTCAAAAACTTTAGGAATAGTTAGGGCAGATATTGCGGCGGGGCAGGCGGGATGGATTACAACACAGGGGCAGGTTAGCGGGATTAATTTAAGTGCATATAATCCGGGGGATATTCTATGGCTCGATAGCGTGGCGGGTGGGTTTACAAAGAATAAGCCTCAAGCTCCTTATCATAGTGTTTTTGTTGGTGTTGTGGAAAGGGCAAACGCTGGTAATGGTTTAATATATGTTAAGCCCGCAAACGGAGTAGAATTAGACGAGCTTCATGACATTAGGATTACAAGCCTTGCCAATAATGAAATAATAAGATATAATTCTTCATTAGGCTATTGGGAGAATAAGACCGTTGAAAGCATCCTGCAATTTGATACCGTTCCTTTGGCGGTATTTGGTGCTGGTAGCGGTGCGGCAGGCGATACGGCTGCATTCAGCACATCGGCTCTTTATGGCAGCTTTTACAATGCAGGCAGCGATACTTTGATAATAACACAAATGAGAGCAGGGGTGTTGGGTACTTCGCCAAGTATTACAACAGAAGTATATTGGAACGATAGCTTAAATATTACGGCAGGTGCAACTATTTTGGTGAGTGGCGGCACATCGGTAACGGGTACGATAGGTGCGACAAATGTAACATCTTTTACAAATAATAAGATACCTCCGAATGTATGGGTGTTTGTAAGGACATCAGCGGTGGCAACAAAGCCGACTTATTTTACTTTGACCTTATTAGGGTATAAAAAGAGAATATGAGATTTATTTTTGTAATATTAATTTTTTTGAGTTTAGGTGCGGATGCGCAAATGATTATAAAGGCGCACGCTAATTATGTGCCGTTTGCGGCGGGTAATCTTTTATTAGACGATTATAGCGGCGCGGCGGCTGCTTATTCTTTGAGGAAATTGGATAAGGATTATACAGGTAATGCGATAAGGGTAAGGCGGTCAAATGATAATACGGAACAGAATATCGGGTTTACAAGTGGTGGTGATTTAGATACTGCTTCGCTTAAGACTTTTGTAGGTGCTAATAGTGGGTTTGTTACAACATGGTATGATCAGGTAGGTAATATAAGAAATTGGGGTGCTGCTAATAATCAAATACAAACAACGGCAGCTAATCAGCCGAGAATAGTAAATGCGGGGGTTGTCGAAAGAGATAATGGCAAACCGTGTGTAGTTTTTGATGGCAGCAATGATAGGATGAGGGTCGCTGTATCAACTGCTCCCGGAAATGAAAATAGAGTAATTACCGATGACAATTTTTCCATTTTTGGCATAGCAAGCGGTAATGCGCAAACGAATACGTCTGTTTTAAGCCAACACTCAAGTGCAACCGGAAGGATAATATTTTTAAACGCCTATACTGGACTTATTTTATTTTTTAACAATGGCACATCATATAATGTATCAAGTACAAGCGTAGCATTTGATGGCACGCAAAAACTTTTGTATTCTCAAATGAATGGTAGCGGCTCAAGCCATGTTCGTGTAAATGGTGGCAATGCAGAAGGCACTTTAAATAATCAAACATTAAATCCTGTAAATATAGGATTGCAAATAGCGAGTGCAGCTGATGGAACGGCAAACTTTTTTAATGGTAAAATATCTGAAATTATTTTATACCAGCCTAACCAATCAAGCAATTTAAACGCAATAAGAGATAACATAAATTCTTATTATGGCATCTATTAAATATATACTTACTTTATTAATTATTATTTTCTCATTATCTATGAGCGCACAAAATTACATTAAGGTTTTACCACAAGCAGGATTAACAAGCGAACAAAGAGCAGAAGCTATTAGTTACGAACTATGGGCAATTAGCAGACCTCCTGCAATCCGTAACCCGAATGATGTTACAACCTATCTTTTCGGATGCGTGAAGCATCCAACGCAAGACTCGACATATACAGAAATAGTAAATACAGCTTTGGAGGTTGATTTAAATTATAACATTATTGTTCATCCTGAAAACAATCTGACTAATCTTATTGCTTTGTTTCCTGAATTATCGCAAGCGGAAAAGGATGCTTTAGCGGCGTTTATCGAATCACAGCAAAGTTTCGAATTTAGGTATATAGTACCGGGCGGGGTTACTGTTTATACAAAACAACAAATGGAAGAGAATGGTTGGTTTCCTAAAATTGAAGAATTATAAAAATGAATGCGAAATTTGAATTTTTAAGCGTGTGGGTTTTGGGTTTGTTTGCAATGCTTACTAAGCATGATGTGTTAATTTACATTGCGATAGTTTACAATATAATTGCAACTATTAAAAACATCCCCGGAGCGTACAAAAATATTAAAGACTTTAAAAATAGAATCTATGCCAGAATGGTTAAAAAGGATAACTAAAACGGACATTCGCAATATCCTTGCGATTATTATCGTAATCGGTAGTTTTCTTTTGTTGTATTTATTGCAGGTGCGACCCATCCCAGAGCAAAACCACGATCTTGTATTAACGGCGGGCGGCTTCATTTTCGGCGGTGCGCTTGCAGGTGTGGTGGGCTTTTATTTCGGAGCTACAAAAGGGGATAAAAAAGGTAGTGATGTTGAATAAATATATATTGATATTATGTCTTTTTGCATCATGCGCTACGCCTAAAAAGCTCGATCGGTTGATGAATAAGCTACCGGAGGCAGCGGCTAAGGAATGCGCTAAAAGATATCCTGTAAAGGAGAATATTGATAGTATTATTGTAGTGGATTCCGCTGCGCTCCAAAATTACCAGAATGAGTTATTTCTATTATGGAAACAACTCGACAGCGTGTTATCAATCGGTTGCGATACCATTACAAAAGTAAAAATAAACGAAATAATCAAAACGCTCCCGGCGAAGACTGAAACGAAATTGATTACCCGCACCATCGAGAATACGGCGCAGGTTCAGGTATTAAGGGATTCCATCCAGACGCTAACTAAAACCGCTATGGAGAGCCAAATAAAAGCGGATAATTTAGAGGTTAGGATAAAACTTTACAAAAGGCAAATAGGTTGGATGTGGATCGTTTTATTGCTTTTGGCTATTATTATCGGACGTAGTTTTTATAAGTTATGAATAAAGGAATTGCAATCATTCGCAAATATGAAGGCTTAAGGCTGCAAGCCTATATTTGCCCATCCGGACTGCCAACAATCGGTTTTGGTGCGACCTTCTATGAGAATGGGTCAAAGGTGCAGATGGGCGATAAAATAACCAGAGAACGTGCCGACCAACTTTTATTCTTTCAGGTGAGTTTGTTTGCAGGCGAAGTAAGGCGTACCGTTAAATCGACCCTAAACGATAATCAACTGGGGGCACTTGTATCTTTTTGCTTTAATGTCGGCGGCGCCGCTTTTAGCCGCTCAACCCTTGCAAAAAAAGCAAACGGAAACCCCGACGACCCCACCATTCGCAATGAGTTCATGAGATGGACACGTGGCGGTGGTAAGGTGCTCCCGGGGCTTGTTAAGCGGAGAGAGGAGGAAGCTTCTTTGTACTATGCACCTCTCTAAATTGCCGCTTCCCTTTTCTCGGAAACGGAGGGTAAATGCAAGGCGTTTTACTTTTATCACGAGCGTGGATAATAGTGGCGTGGCTAAGGTTTAAAAACCTCCCTAAATCTGCAACCGTTACATATTTATACGATAAAAAAATATGACGTACAAAATGCGTCCTTGCCATTACTTTTCCTAATTGCCTGCCTTTTTTAGATTTTGTAGAATTAACGCCATGCTTTTCACATAACGCCTCCCACTCCTTTTGCAGGTCGGGTTTTTCGTCTTTATAATCTTGAAAAATGATTTCCTTTTCAACTACCTTCTTTGCGCTCAAAATAATATCGTGGATCTTTTTTAATAGTTTTTCAGGTACTTCATCAATGTAACCTTTCAGATGCGATTCAATCGCATTCACCGCCTGTTCGATAGTCATTGTTCATTTTCGTTTTTATCGTTTAAAAAATCTTCTCCCTTGTAATCCGGATGGTTTTCATTCATCCAGTCTATATGCCTTCCCCACATATAAGAGAGGATCGCTAAAAAGCAAAAGAATATAAATCCTAAGTAGATCACGGTTGATATATGAAGCCGAAGCCGCTCCTGCTTTTGATTTGTAAATTAGGTATCTTTTTTCGTAGGTTGCAGAGCTGCACATCTAAGACTTTTAGATTCGTTTTGTTTTCTCCCCAAAGGGTTTTTACTACCCTTTCCCTCGATAGGATTACATTTGGATTTTCAATAAAGTAATTCAATACTTCAAATTCAACTCTCGTTAATTTGATTCCGTTGTAGGTTTTTGTTGTGTTATCTATCATAATCATCATTTTTAAATTCCATAATATTAGCCCTCCACCATTTGGAGAACTTGTCATTCGGGTAGCTCATCGCATACGTTTCGCACGCTACTATCGTAAGCAGCAAGACGATTGTAATTGACATAAGTAAAATAATTGGAAGCATAA